TGTCGCCGGGGCTGTACTTCGTGCCAGTACCCACCACGGACCGCTCCCGGATGTCCGGGATGCGGAAGTCCCCGGAATTGGTGGAGCCGTAGGTGGTTCCGATGGCAGCGAACAGTGCGGGGTAGGCGCTCCTCTGCAAGACCCGCCCGTCGCAGCGAAGCCATCCCTCCGGGTCTCTGTCTGCTCCGAACATCGCAATGGTCCCGACAGGGATCGCCTTGGCCATCTCGGTCCGAATAGCCTGAGCGATCTTCTTGACCTCCTCCAGGACCTTGGCAGGCTGCCCCTGGACGACGGTCTCTAGGGAGGTGACTCCGCGAGTGGCGGAGGAGATGCCGTCCTCGATTCTGATGAGGTCGGCGGCGGTGATACGGGTCTCGCTTGCCCCGAACCCGTCGCGCCACTGCTTGGTGGCGACGTACTCCTTCATTACCTGTCTCCTTCTGCTCTGAGGACGAAGACTCGTCCGTCGGGTGAGATCCACATGCTGGAACCTATTGTCCCACTATCTGGGGGGATGGGGCCTGAGGTGACCAGGTTGGTGGCCACCTGGGTCATGGCCTCGGTGAGATGCTTCATCTCCTTGAGGGTGCCCTCACGGGCAGCCTGCTGCATCGCATCGCTGCCTGCCAGCTTCCTCTCGACCTCGCGGGCGATGGCGTCGGCATCAATGTTCTGCTTGAGGGTGATGTTGCTTGGAGCGCTCCAGGCCGACCTGTTCCCCGCGCGGTCGTAGGTACGAAGGCGCACCTCGTACTCCCGGATCTCGTACCCGGCCAGGGAGATGCGCTGCATCGGGGACGGCATTGAGGCCACCACTGCCGGAGGAGTCCCAGGAAGCTGCACGCTGACCTCGGCGCCTGCAAAGTCCCCCGGCATGCCCCCGCCGTCAACGCTCAGAAGGTCCCAGAACACCTGTAGGACTCCGAGAGTCTGGGAGAGCTGGGGCTTTGAGGGGACCGGCGGTGCGGACGTGTCCGTAGCCATGGTCGCGATGGTTTCTGGGCCCCAGGAGCCGACGGCGTCGCGCGTAACGGCCCGGACCTTGAAGGCGTACCGACCGCCGGGGGACAGCCCCTCAACCTCACCGGAGGTGTCGTTGGACGTGAGCAACCGTCCCGTAGGGTGGGGGATTTCACGGACCGAGATCTCGTAGCCGATCACGTCCACGGCCACGCCCAAGGTGTCCGTGGTGACCGCCTGCCACTCCAGTGACGCCACTGCCTGCGCGTAGCCCAGCGGCCCGATGACAGCCGTCGAGGAGATGACCAGACCCTGAGGAGGGAGGGGCCAGTGCTTGCTAGGAGTCGCCTCGGGTCGGGGGTTCTGGCCGTCGGAGGTGGCGGCCCCGAGCACGCCTTTCTGGCGCTTGGCCAGGCGCGACAGGACGTCGTCGAGCATGGTTCCGAAGGTCGTGTGGCCCTGGCAGCGCCCGTTCTCGGTAACCGATATGGAGATCTGGGTGACGCGCATGCGCTCAAGACCGGAGCCCCGCTCCACCCTGACCCAGTCACCGAGGGAGTAGTCCTCGAAGGGGAGCCACTGGAGGTCGTCCGCCTCCCACTCTCGCTTCACCTCGGCGGCGGGAGTGGCCCCGGTCTTGAGGGTGAGGTCCGCCACGCGGCGGGCCGTGGACTCCAGCTCGACGCCGCCGGCGCTGACCACCTTCTCCGTACGGGGAAGGTTTGGCGGAGCCTCCGGGTTGGGGAAGGTCCACGTACGCCCGCCGTCCCCCTTCACGAGGACGTGGGTGCACAGCTGGGACCAGTCCAGCTTCTCGGGGGCCGACGTCGTGCCGGCGCCCAGGCGCCACACGACGGAGGTGTTCTCGCGCTTCAAGGCCGAGTCGGCGTTGTAGACCTGGAGCGTGCGGCCTCGCCACCGGTAGTCGATCATGCCCATGTTCATGAGCGTGTCGAGGACGGACTTGAGGGACACGGTGGGGTCGAAGGCCAGAGTGGTCTTGGTAGCCCAGGGCTGCCCGGCCGAGTCGGTCGAGAGGGAGGCGTCCAGGGACAACCCGGCGCCCCACCCCCGCGTTACGGCCGCGTCCCACAGGGTGTGCAGGATCTCGCCGGCGTTGCGTGAGTTGAACTTGTACTTACCGTCCTTGTCCTTGGCGGCCGGGGGCACGTTCCATACGAGAGCGCCCTCCAGGCGGTGCCCGATGTGGATCAGGTCCGCCTTGCGGTGCTCCGTGCCGTCGTCCACGAGGTTCCACTCGGAGGACAGGTTGATGAAGCGGCCGTTGTAGGGCTCGTGCCAGGTCTGGCCGTCGTAACTGAGCTCGACGGCGATCTCCACGGCCTCGTCAAGAAGCTCACCGCGCACGCCTAGGCCGCCGTTCGGGTAGGAAAGGGTGAGCGACGGCGTGGCCTGCCGGGGGCAGGTGAATGTCCCGGCAAGGGCGTCGGGGAGGACGCCCAACCGAGCCCCGGCCTGCTCGTAGGCGACGTAGCGCATGGCCAGGCCCTTCGGAAACGTGAGGTTGCGCGGCATCAGTAAGCCGTCCTTCCTCGGAAGCTCCCGGATGTTCCGGTCAGCATCATGGAGATATGGCCGTCAGCATCGGGCGTGGGCCGGAACCCTCCGGGGCTCATAGAGATCTCGCCGTCGGCCGAGCGGGCTCCAGGCTGGACGTCCCAACCGTCGCCAGGGTTCTTCCAGGCTCGGTAGCCGGCGATGTCGACCAGCAGCTTCTCCCCGCTGTTGAGGGGGCCCGTGAAGGTGAACGAGGAGCCGGAGACGTTGTCCTTGACGGTGCAGGTGCCGGCCGTCGGCTCCAGGAGGAGCCTCCCGTCCGGGATAGGCATCACGCAGCCGTTGAACTTCGACAGGTCGTTCAGCGGGGCGACGATGTCCTCCGTGCCGCGCCACAGGCCGGATACGATCTCGTAGGTGACTGTGAACGAGATCGTCTCCGAGTGCGGGTTGAAGCTCGGGTCCATCGAGGACTTGAGGCGGACCTGAGCCTCCCGGACCGGAGCCCCTTTGGGCGTGTACCGGAGAGTCTGGAGGCGCCCGAAGGCGTACAGGCGCCGCGATAGGTCCTGATAGTTGCGCTCCAGGACCTCCAGGCCCTCCTTGCAGCGGTTTCCGTTGCGGCCGTCGTTCCAGGAGAACACGGTGAACTTCAGAGCGACGGTGGCCGGCTTCAGGACGGCGGCAGCGGTCGGCAGGACCCCGAACCGGCCGGGGACGCTCACAGAGGTGGTCCAGGGCTCCCCGCGGGTCGATAGAGTCGTCCCCTCGGCTAGCACCCAGCGCTGGCTCTCATCGTCCAGATCGGTGCCGTCCAGTGAGTAGATGGCCATGAGTGGGTGGGTGACCTTCCTCAGATGATGGCGGCCAGACGCAGCCCCTCGGCGACCTCGTCGCGAGTCTGTGAATCCGGCTTGGCCTGCGGATAGTTGTTGGTGATGTTGATTGTAGCGCCCGATTGGCTCCGCTTATCGGACGAGGAGGCCCCGAAGGCGTCGTTGGAAGGCGTCGGCCTGCCGGTCGAGGCCCGTGCCGCGAGCGGGGTCACCTGAGCATCCAGGCCGATGGTCGCGGGCTTAGTCAGGTCCTCGGTGAAGTCCCTCAGGGAGTTCTTGACGGCCCCGTACTGGCTCTCCAGGCCCTTGATGAGGCCCTGCATGATCATCTCGCCGGCCGGGGTGAGCAGGACCTTGTCTACGGGGGCAGGGCCCTTCCAGGACGGCAGCAGGCTCGTCAGGGACGACAGGCTTGACTGCACTGAGGAGAACATTGACTGGATGCCGTCAATGAGCCCGTTGATGATGTCGCGACCGGCCGAGATCAGCCAGGACCCCGCACCTGAGAAAATGCCCTGAATCCTGCCCGGCAGCGAGTTGACGAAGCTGATGACCCCGCTGACCCCCGCCGACACTGCGGAGCGCATGGCGTTCCAGGCATCCGATGTGAAGTTCTTGGCGGCGTTCCACCCCGAGCTGATGAAGTTCTTCACTCCTTCGATGGCGGAGGAGACGAGGCTCTTGATGCTGTTCCAGGCCGAGGAGGTGTGGCTGGTGATGAAGTTCCAGCCCGCGCTGATGATGCTCCTGGCGGTGGAGATCCCGGAGTTGAAGATGGAGGAGATGAAGTTCCAGGCCCCGCTGATGATGGAGGACATGAAGTTCATGGAGATCTGCGCGGAGGTCTTCAGAAGGTTCATGAACGAGAGGAACGACGTCCTGATGATGCTCCATACGGCCTGACCGACCTGGCTAATACCGTTCCAGGCCCTCGACCAGTCTCCCGAGAGGAGACCCATCACCGTGTTCACGACTCCGCGGATGAGGTTGACCGCAGTCGTGACGGCGCCGGAGATCAGCTGCCAGGCCCCTACGACGATCGGGATCGCTACCTGCATGGTCGCCCCGACCGCCTGGATAGCGGGAATCAGGGCGGCAGAGAGGACCTGCACGATCGTCACGATGTGGGGGAGGATCTGCGGAAGCAGCTCGGCGACGATCGGCCCAAGCTGGACGATTAGCTCCTGGATGACCGGTAGGAGGGCCTGGATGATCGGGAGGAGGGCGGCTCCCAGCTGCTCGATGATGGGCGTCAGGATCGGGACGAGCTGCTGGAAGACCGGGGCCAGCCCCTCGACCAGCTGAGCCACGAGCGGGGCCACAGCGGCGAGCAGCTGCCCCATGACGGTGGCGATGGCGCCGAAGGCCTGCCCGAGGGCAGGCATGGCCGGAGCTAGCGCCTGGACGGCCGTCAGAACGCCCTGGAAGAATGCCACCAGGCCGCCCTGGAAGGCCGGGTCCTGGAGGGCCAGGGAAATGCCCTTGAGCCCAGTCTCGATGATCTGCCCGACCAGAGGCAGGATCGTGGAGATGGTCGGGCCCAGGGACACGAAGGCCTGGCCCAGCGATCCGACTCCGGCGAAGGCGTGAGACGCGGCCTCCCCCATCGCGCTGAAGATGGAGGTCAGGGTCCCCTGCCACAGCGGCCCGTTCACGGCCTGGTTGGCACGGTCCAGGGCGGCGGCGATGGAGTCGATAGGCGCCGACCCGGCGGCCATGGCCTTGAAGACCCCGCCCAGGATGCCTCCCAGGTCGAAGACGATGTCCTTCAGGGTCCCGAAGGTCTTGGCGGCGGCCTGGATAGCCGCGTCCATCTCGCCGGAGGCGGTCTTGGCCTGCACCCAGTTCTGGAAGCTGTAGGCGACGTCGTTCGCCCATGAGGCGATCGAGGGGAGGTACTTCGCCCCAGTCTCGCCCAAGGTCAGCAGGGCGTCGGTGAACGCTCCGGCGCCGTCCCCGCCGATGTCGAGGGCCTGGGACAGGTAGTTCAGGGAGGCCTGGAAGCCAGGGATGTGGTCCTGGGCGGCGCTGGCTACCGCCACTGACATCCGGCCCAGCTGGGTGGCGACGTTGGAGATGGAAGGGCCTAGCGCGTCTAGGGCGTTGTTGGCGAACCCGCGGATCGCGTCAGCCGCCTCGCCCCAGTACGCGGCGGAGATGTCCTTCTGGAGGGCAGAGAACCGGGGACCAAGGTCGGCCAGGACGGTTGAGGCGTCCTTCATAGCCGCCGCGAAGATGCCGATGCCGGCAGCAGCCGCTCCCAGAACCCCAGGCATGGCGAGCAGGGCCGGCAGGGTGTGCGCGATCCCCAGACCGAGCTGCGCGATCGTGCCCA